CACTGATACACGCTTGCTAATGTTTCACCTCTTCGGCTAACTGACTGATCTCCCTCTTCAGCCTCTCCAGCTCCTGCTCTAAATATGCGGGTGTATTGTTCACTAAATCGTTTCTGAGTGTCGAAAAAAAAAGCAGCGCAGCATTCACATTGGCTAAGTTTAGCTTTCTCATTTGAGGCGCGTACTTAAGGTGCACATCACTATCGTACTCCTCTATCTTATACTGCTGATTAATCTCAGCTGTAACCGGTCTATAGAGAATGCACATGAGCTCAGGCAGTTGGTGAGGGAAGTTCTTGCTGAGCTCAGATAAATCTAACCACTCTCCAAACGTCATAGATTTAAGGTTAGGATGAAAGCCGAACTTAATACCGTCTATCTCTATGAACTGCTTAAATACCTTCTCATCATTCTTTAAACCATTAGCATAAGCTGTCACAATTTTTTCAATTTGTGTGACATCAATCTTCCTGATATCGTCTCTCTTCAATCCTGTGATAGCCTGAATCTGTGAGATAGTATCTTCACCCGCTGCCATGAAGTCTACGTAAGTGCCAAGTGTCTGATCACTGTACTTAGTGCTTATTATCTTGTCGCTCATGGATTTTCTACATTATATCTAATAACGTAATTTATACTTTCAGGCACATGAGAATTTGATGGATCTCTATGGTAGGATATCCATGAATTAATAAATTCAACTTTATTCTCATTACAGTAATTTATAAATTTTTCATGATCTTCCATTCCTGTAGTTCCTGTATGAAATCTTAAATGCTTTGTTTTAATTTCAATACTCATATGTTTGTACCGTCTATGGTTATGTTAATGCTTTTTATCTCTGTGCTCAGCTCTTGCCTTTCAATATACCCTCTCTGCTTGCCTTGAGTCTTAAGGTAGAAGATAACAGCTGATGTGTTAGGTGCATCCTTAATAGTTACTACCTCACCATCGTGAGTTAATGCCTGGCGCTCTGCTCCCTCCATCAGTTTCTTTAGCTGCGACTCTGCGAAGTCTAATGCCACATTCTTAAGCGAAGCTACAGCGGCTGCATATTCAGCATCATCTTTGAGCCATTCGTAGTGAATAGTTCTACTTAAGCCCATCTTCTCACATGCCTCAGTTACATTGCCAAGCGAAGCCGTAAGTGCCTGAATCATAGCTTCTTTTTTGATTGTCAATTTTTGTAAAGGCTCCTCACTCATGCTAACTTGTTCTTAAAGTGTGTTATTAACTGCTCCATCTTAGAGTCATAGTATTTAGCAAATGTACTAAAACCTTCGTTATCAGCTTCATAAACTCTAAACATTATACCTCTCAATCTCTGTGATGGCTTCTTTAAAGTATCTTCTAACTCACTTTTAAGTGATTCCACAGCATCTAACTCCTCACGTCTAAAGCTTTCATCTTTAAAAGCTAAGTATCCGAACTGATTGGCTGTGCCAAATAGCTCAGCAGCTTGTGCCGGTGAAAGCTCATTAGTGCCAAAGGTAAGCTTAAGAGTCTTATCTTTTCTTGTGCCTACGCTTTCAAGTTGTGCTGGTATTAATATCATAACTGTTGTAGTTCTCGTTTAACATCTTTCCAAAATTTATAGGTTGAATAACCAATAAAGCCAAAGGTAAAAGACATGTGCTTGAAAAAAGAATCTACTACAATACAAGTGTATTCTTTAACCTCATCAGCATTTAAATGAGTCATTTTCTCTTTATACTTATCTAACAGTTCTTTTGCTTTCTCTTTTGGTGTCATATTTTTGGATTACAATCGAAAAAAACTATAATAATTTTGGATTTAATACCCGACTTTAGCTCGGTATTTTTGTATTAGCAGTCCCTAAGTATCTAATACAGCTAATTGGAATAGTGTAGCTCTCACCTCCAATGGGCTCTCCTGTGGCGCTCATTTCTGAGTAGGAGGCACAATATCATGATCCACAATAAAGGCAGCCTTCATCCTCACCACCCTCACCTGCATTTAATATTCTTTCACACTCCTTATCCACTTGTGCCTCACTCCAGTTAGGATTAAACATCTTTACTTGAGCCTTTAGAAAGTTATAGTTATTGTCACTCATTTTTAATTAAGATTAGTAATATTAGTAATAGTTTAGTAAGATTAGTAATTAGCTTATGCATTATCTGCATATTGCTTAGTGTAATAAGCTATAGCTATTAGCTAAGTTAATTAACTATCAACAAAAGAAAAGAAAGAAAAAGAAAAAAGGTAAAAAGAAAAAGAAAGAAAAGAAAAAGCTCCCCCAAGAAAAACAAACTGCCTCACTCTTAAAAGAGTAGTTGCTCGTTCCAAGCATTGTTGTGATGCAAGTGTAGTCATTGGTTACTGAGCTTTGACTTACTCAGGTAATGGATGTTACTCATCTCTTAAAACAATAAAACCCCAAAGAACGTATGCGCCCGTTCAGAGGGGAATTATTAAACCTTAAAATCAAATTTTTAACAGTAATCTTGCGCATAGCACAAATATAGAATTGTAAATTAATTACACGTACTATTGTGGAAAACTATTTAGGCTGTTTAAATCTCAGCACTGTGATGTATATCCAAAAAGGCAGCCATACAAGCCCTGTAAAAGCTACACCCACATAAGCATACCAATGGTAAGAAGATAAGTGCCTCTGATGTCTGTAAATGTTAGTGCTGAGGATTGCAAAGTGCAGTAGGAAGCCTACTAAGTAGATTAGTAATAGTGTCATAGTTTTTTTCTTTTAGCTCTACGTTTTTTTATGGGTGTATTAGTTACCTCTGTTTGTGGCTCAGGAGTGAGCTTTACTTGCGTTAATTCAATTAGTGCTTGAGCTTGTTCAGCTTTCGCTAAATCCTCCATCAAATGCCTTTCTAATCGGTTTAGCAGGTCATTCATGCAGGGAGTGCAAGATGTAAAGCTTCTACCATCTCTAACACCGAGATATTCTTTTCTGAGTTTAAAAATCTTAGCCATCTCACCTGGCTCTAATCTTCCACGCTTACGAATCTCTCTGATGTGTTCAAGCGTTGGCATCTGCCAATCTTTAGCCTCAAGCTTAGGCCATTGCTTAGCTGGGCAATCAGTTGCTGCGTAACTTGCTAAGTGATCAATAGGACAGCCACATGGCTTAAAGATTACCTCACCAATTTGATGAGGCCGTTTAAATGGGTTAATCGCATTAATTGGTGGACCACAAGTACCAAACTGCTTGTTATAGACAGGGCACTCTTTGCATACCTTAACTCTCGCTTCAAAGTCTGTGCTGTTTATCATCATATTTGTAAAGAATTTCTAAGTGTTGTTTTCGCTTTCTTAATTGTCCGGTAAAGATAGTTCAAAGGTATACCAGTCTCTTTAGCTAATTCCTGATAGCTGAAGTCATCCAATGCGTAAAGAAAGAATAACTCTCTCTCAAAGTAGGGCAGTCTACTGATGAAGATATCTAACTGCTCATTCTCTAAGCGCATGCCTACGCTCTTATTCACATCATCTATAATATCATCTTTCAAATCGTTGCGTATCTTTTCGAATCTTAACCTGGTATAATTGAATGAACTATTACTGCATCGTGCAGATAAGCGGATAGCATTGCTCACATAATTGTTAAGCTTACCTCTATCGTGAATGTCTTGTAACTTATCTTTGTCTGATTCCAATATCTTAAGCAGCGTATCGTGCAGAAGCTCATCAGCCAAGTCTTGACGTGTAACAGTTGCTGCCACTCTGCGCCATTCAGGATAGCACTTATTTATTTCGGAGCGCCATGTAGTCATCTATAACTTTTTTAGCCTCATCGAAGCTCTTGCATGTAACAGCTTGGTAGCCGTTGTTAATAAGCTTTGCTTGCCAATCTTTTTGGCTCTGACTCATTACACCCTTAGCTGTTTTCATTTCTATTGCTAATCCAAAGAATGGGCCCTTAGCATTATAGATAAAGATGTCAGGAAAGCCTTTTACGTATCCTGTTTTCTTCATCTTAACTGCTTGCTTCATGGATGTACGAACACCACCAGCTGAAGCACAGTAAAGAAGTCTCGGATACTGAGCGTTAATGTAGTTAATAACAGCCTCTTGTATTAAGGCTTCCTCATTCTTCATGACTCAAAATTAGTCTATTAACTTAATCTAAATCAACATCTTATTCACATACTTATTCACATAGCATTAAGCGCTATATCTTTGGCTTAAGAATTTGCTTTTGGTTTAGCAATGATTATTGATTATCTGAGATAGGCTTGCAAACGTGCAGGCCTATTTTAGTTTATACCCTGTAAGGATAAAAAACATAGGGAGTACTCCCTAATTGCCCTTAACTACCCCTTTAGGGTATAATAAAAATACATATTATAGTATGTTATATCCGTCATAAAGCACTTTTAAGTACGATAAAATGCGCTAAATCACACTTTAACTTAGATAAAAGCGTATTTAGTGTAGTTTCTATTCAGCTCAAAGAAAGCTCTCATCATTATAGCATCTGCTATATCAGGAGAGATTCCTCCGGTGCGCTGGCTTATGGTATCTTTTGATGTTACTCTGAGCTTACCTTCCTTATCAGGATCTACTCGCCTAATCAATTCTAACTCCTTAACTATATCTTCCTGCCATTTAATTGGTAGCGTTATCTCATTCTTATCTATTAGCTCGCCTAATCTAAAGTAACAGTCTGCTTTTAAGTTCATGTATTGAGTGCCTCTAACTGCCTTGCTGCCGTTCATAAATTCTCTACAGCGTAGGCTATCAACAAGGCCACCGCCTACCCCATCAGCATCTGCGAGCACGTTGCTTAGTCTAATGCCATGCTGATTCATTAAGCGCTGTATCTCTGCCTTAACTTCATCCTGTCTCTTTTGGCGCAGCACTACTATATCAATGCAGCTAAGGCCTCTCCAAACACAAAGCACAGTTCTATCTTTACCTAATCGCGCTATATCGGCAGTGATATATCCCTCACCTACATTCATTGGCTCACGAAAGCAGCGCATAAGCTCATCATACATGTATAATCTATCTGAGCTGTTATCAAATTCCCAGTCTCCCTCAAGCAAGCGCTTTCTATCTGCTTCGGGTAAACGTGTTAAGCTTGTTACGTAGCTATCGGGTAAGTGTATATTATCTCCAGGTAGGGCCTGCACGAATGCTCTATGCTCAGGCAGATTCTGATTCTTGTATGGTAAGTAGAATTGATTGTATATCCACCCCTTAGATGGATTGCACGTGAGTAATATCTTAGGCTTCAGCCCAAATTCATTAAGCTTGTATCTTATACGTGAGCTGACAATGCTATAAGCCTTCTCGGTTATCTCAGTTGCTTCATCTATAAATACATCAGTGACTTCTAACCCTCCTAAGTCAGTCATCATAGGATCAGATGGGTAGAGAAACAAATCGGCTAAGATTATCTCTGAGCCATTGCTGAACTTAATGATGTGGCTCTGCTGATTATAGATGAAATCTTCACCTGCCTTTAAGCCTATCTCGTTAGCCACCTGAAAGAAGGTAGCCATTGTAGTTTTTTTAAGCGTATCTAACTTGGCTCGGCCAATCAATGAGCGTGTACCTGGATACTTTAAACGTCTAAGAATCTGCCACATGCAACCGAGCATAGTCTTTCCACCGCCTGCTGCTCCTCCGTAGAGGATAGTTTCTACATCTGAATCTACTGATAAGAATTTAAGTGCCTCGCTTTGTCGGGTAAGAGGCTTGAAATTGTATTCTATTTGTCGCGCCATTG